GAAGAACTTCCTGAAACATTCCAACCAATCCAGTGTGAGTGTGGTGAACCTGCACCACCTACTGCTGGACATTGAGAACCATCGTGTGAGTTTGGACCTGAACTAGCACCACCTTGAACCTGTGTATCACCGCCACCAGGAGATGTACGGTCAGCAGTAAATGTACCAGCAGGATTAATTGCCCAGAAATTACCGTGACTATGACTTGGCCAGTGAGGCATTGTGTGGTTAGCTAGGAAACCACTGTTAACATCTACGGTTCCATCAGTAAATTGAGTTGAAGACTGTTGTACTCTGGATGTATTGAATACACTCTGTACACTTCCAGTTACAAGTTGTACCCTTGTAGATACGTCTGCTAAAGTTATATTATTCTTACCACCAAAACTTCCACACGTGTTAACTGTACCAGCATCTAATCCTTCTAGTGCTGGACTAGACCCGTCTGGTCTGAGTCTTCCCGTACCAACAACCCGTCTGTCTCTAAGATCTGGTACCTTAAAATCTCCACTAATGTTAGGAAAATCACCACTAGCACTACCTCCGTATGTATTTTGAATAACTTGATACAAACCTAGGTATTCGTTAGGATTAATAGATCTACCATTACACTCCATCCATCCATCAGGAGCATAATATGCACCAGTATCATCCTTTGGCATCATTGAGATGGTGCCTACTTGTACACCTGTCCAATCAGGTGCTGTCTGGGAATAATACTTTGGCATTAGTACTTAACGATGAATTCCATAATCATATATGGAGATGTAACGTGATTTAGATGTTCTCTACTATCAGCAGTTAAACCACAGCTGGCAGTAGAACCTGAGAATGACAAATCTATAGCTGGTTGAGTAAACTCCAACTGATTAGAAGCAGCACCACCACCACAACTGTGAGTGTGGTTTACATCTGCACCAGTGTGATCGATCTCAAAGAAACCAGGAAAGTTAACTCCACCTACACCAATAGACGGACCTTTCCAGAGGTTAACACCATACTTATCAAACTCTGTTAAGTCGGTGTCAAAACCTATACCTGTAATATGTGTCATAGTTGGTGCATTAGCACCTACCAAACCGTGATCGTGTGCTTCTATCTGAGCAATAGATATGGTAGCAGAAGCATTACCAGATTGATCTATTGTTAGTATTGGGGATCCTGTTGCTGGAGCTTTATACTCCTCAACACGTATCATCCCTGTATAAGAACTGGATGCTGCATTTTGAATTTGTGCTTTGTATCCTATACCAGCACGTTCTACAACACCACCACCACTCATTGCTGGATCGCCAAGATACTGACTACCTGCTGTATTACTAGGTTGTAAATGCTTTGATCCTAAATTAGGAACACAGAATGTGCCACCAGTAAAATTACCGTTAGCATCTAGTGTAGGATTTAATAATGCAGTGCCAGAAAGTCCTGTTGGATATCTACACGCAGGTATTCCACTGCCACCAGCAGAACCTACACCTAAAACTCTTGCAAGATCTGGATAATCTTGTGCTTGATATGTCGTACCATCACATCTCAAATATCCAGCAGGTACACGACTCAACTGCTGACTACTATTCTGCACTTCTCTAGAAAAAGGTACAATAACTCCTGGTGCAACACCTTGTGCTCCTTTAATTGCTGCGTATACCTTTGCCATTAGAATGCTTTAATGATGTATATTGCTGATTGATATGGAGGATTCATAGCCAGTTGAGAGTTACCTACACCTGGATTATTATTTAGAGCAACAGTACTATTAGTAGAGTCATAGTCCCTAGTATAAGGAGCTATTTGAATACTTCCTCTCTCTACAGTGTATTTAACACTTCCGTGACTATGAGCTGCTCCACTACCAACTGAATCAAATGGTTTAGGATAGTGACCTATTGCACACGCAGGACTATTATCACCACCAGACTCACCACTAGGAGTACCAGTTCTCTGGTCATTACAGTTTTGTATAGTATATGTGTGGTTGTGTGCTGGTAAACAATCGTGAGGTAAAGTTCTTGGTTGAATGGTTGCTACTTGTTCCCAGATACATCCACCTGGTCCAGTAGATTGTATAGCTTGTGGAGGTGAAAACGATACAGTTGTGTTTGGTCTATTTAATATAAGCCATTCAGCATTCAATGTAATATTTGTTGTTGTAGATCCACCTGTTGAAGATGCATATGCAGATCCTTTATGAACTGGTACTCTATTTGATCCATTTAAGTTTGGTAAAACAAAAGTAGATGATCCTGAACTACCACCGTAGGTATATCCAATAACGGATACTAGTGCAGGATAATCAGCATCATTATATGTCGTACCATCACAGGCTAGCCAACCCTTTGGCAAATCACCTGTGGTACCAGTCCACGACATTATTGTACCTATAGAGGCATTCTTGAAGCCTCTTATTGACGCTAGATTCTTCATTATAGTTCAATTAGTCTCCAACCGATTGAAGCAGTAAGATAAACAAGACCCAAGCCAGCACCTGGTGTCTGAATAACAAGTTGACCTTGAGAGTCTCCTTGAACAGGAACGACGGTACCACCCTGAGGTGATTGTACGATGATAGACTTATTATAAGTCAATCCATCTGTAGTATCTAGAATACGTATCTCATCTCCTTTCTGAGGAGCAGAAGGTAATGTCAACGTTAATGTAGCAGCACCAAATGTAGTAACATAGTAGTTAGTATTAACTTCTAGAGTAGCGTCTACACCAGTTCCAACCCACTTACGTCCACCTGTAGGTGTAAAGTATCCAGTAACTTGATTGATGTCAATACTACCGTCAGTATTAACCTTGAAGTTATTAGATCCACCATTGTTGATATCAAGTGCACCAGTAGCAGAGGATATATTTCCACCAGCATTGATGTCTCCACCAGCATTGATGTTACCCTCAACTCCAAGACCACCGTCTGCAATTATAACTGCACCAGTATCTTTAGATGATGAGTTAGTGTTACTATGAACTGTTAATGTACCAGAGTTATCTGTATCATTACCAATAACTGTATTACCAGTCTGTGAGTCAATGCTATAAGTTGCATCATCATTGATGTGTGTCTTACCAACTAGGAAGTCATTACCAATAGATAATGCACCATTAGCATCCCAACGTCCAGTAGGATCAGTAAGACTACCAGAACCAACTAGATCAATACGCCCATCCTTATTCATTGTAAGTCTAGGAGTAGTCTGGTTGTATACTGAGAATAGTTCAGCACTATCAAGTTCAATCTTAGTAGAACCTTTAACCCATAGTCTTTGTGCAATGTCAGGTGTAGCAGAACCGATAGAAACCATACTGGTATCAGTCATCTGAATACCACTATTAGCATTACCGATACGTGCAGATCCGTCTGAGAGAGCAACTAACTTAGCAGTTGATGCATCGTCAAAATGATCGTTAGTATAGATGGCATCACCAACTACAATGTTCTGACCGTGTGCAGAGATATAGTTAGAAGAAGCAGCAGTGTTAGCTTGTTGTACATCAATACGTAAATCAGTACCGCTATCTATCTGATACATCTTCATATTACCACCACGGACATACAAGTCCTTGGTAACTGTTAGGTCACCCACCATTTCGTGAGAACCATTACTTAAAGCAGTAAAGGTACCATCAATAGTCAAGTTACCTTGTGCTTGTCCACCACCAACTGATTCAACAGGAGCAGTTCCAGCACCAGATCCACGAATGATAGTGTCACCACCAACCCATAGACCAATATTAGCCAGTGTCTCTGTTGTTTCACCACTGTTAACGTGTACACGTCCTATACCATTACCATCATCATCAAATACACGTAGTGTATGCTGACCATCAGGGTTAAGGTTATCACCACCAACCCATAGAGAGTTACGGAAGATACCAGAACCTTCTACATCTAATGTCTGTGTTGGAATAACACTAGCATTAGTAGTACGTACGTTTCTGAGGTTAATACCCAACCTCATATCATTACCAGGATCATTAGCAGTAGAGCCAGAACCTGTAGTATATGTGGTTAGTGCATCAGCACCAATTACACCCCATTCTCTCCATCCATACTCAGGAGTTTCACCACCTTGATATCCACCAATCTGAGTGTATATCCAACCTAGTGTAGTGTTATAGTTGACGTTAGCAATTCTATGTGCTTCACCAACTGTCTGAGTACCACGAAGTTCAATTGTACCTTCTTGTTTGAAACTTTCTGAAGCAGGTACAACCTTATCTACAGAAGTCTTGATTGCATATTCAAGTCCACTAGTTTCATTACGTGGGTTAATTATCCATTGAGCAAACTTAATACTATTAGGTTTGAACACTGGATTGAATTCCATATCTGTTGTAGTCAGGAATGCATCAACAGATGGGTTACTAATATTACCAACACTCTTAATCTTTAATGCAGGAGGATCATCACTACTATTAGCAAATGGATCTTCTGATAGAGCTATCTCAACAGGTGAGGTAAACTTAGTACCACCAAGAGCAGATATTAGGAAGTCATTTGATAGATTAAACTTAACTTTATTATTAACAGTTAGTGTATCAACCGTGATGTCATTAGTATTCTCTTCCTCATCAACGTTCTCACCAGCTACCCTTAGAATAGAGTCATCAATCTTAGTCTCTTCACCAGAGATAGCATTGATTCTTTGGTTACCAACGAATAGATCACCGTTAGCGTTTAGACCAGAGTAGAATACAACACCACCGTCTTGACGTTTTGCCTGAGAGAAGAGGACTTCATCATCAGATAGAACGTATTCCTGTCTAGATGGGAATGCAGTTGAGTAGTTACCTGGACCAAA